ATAAAAAAGTCAAAGTAAAGCCAATAAAAGAATGGATTAGCAAAGCTCTTGAATTAAATCCAGAACTGAAATCTCCAACATCTTCAAAAGTTTATAAAGAAGCGAAACAAGAATGGTTTGATAAGCTGCCTGAAAACTGCTACGTCATAGCCGACGAAGGAAAAGAATCAATGGAGTCAATCAAAGGCATGATTGAACAACTTAAGAAAGACCCTACTGTTTGGGCTTTGCTTGGGGCAACAGACTATCAAGTTTCATGCTTCTGGAAAGATGAAGAAACAGGACTTGAACTAAAGTCAAGGCCAGATGTAGCAAAGACAAAAAAAAACGTACAAATAGATATAAAGACTACAAGAGATGCTTCACCTCATGCTTTTGCAAGGCAATCAACTCAACTTCTGTATCCTATACAAGCAGTCATGCAAATTGACGGAGCTATCAAAACCGGCTTGATGCCATCAGTTGAGAAATACTACTGGCTTGCAGTTGAAAAAGAAGCTCCCTACAATTACGCACTCTATTACTTCACTGACGTAGATCGCTCGATTGTAGATAAGAAGTACAGAGAACTGCTAAAAAAAGCAGCGAAAGCTTTATCAAACGAAAATCCAAAGTCATACGGAGCGGAAGCCGCTAATGAATTTGGAATCTTAAATTATAACCTTCCGAACTACTTTTAAAATCAAAAAAAATGGCGAAAATGCTAGGACTCAAACTTGATTTGAGCAAATTAAAGTCAGCTCCATACACGACTACAAAAGGAGCAAAGTGCATCATGATTCCTCTCGAGCAAGAAGGTATTTACGAAGGCAAAAAAGGAACTTATCTCGATGTTACTGTAGCCGTTAATGATGAGCTAAACGAGTACGATCAAGATTGCTCCGCTTGGATAGCTCAATCAAAAGAAAATAGAGAAGCAGGAGGAGCAAAAAACTATCTTGGCAACGGAAAAGTCTTTTGGACAGATGAGCAAGGAGGACTGCAAGCAAAAGATCAAGAAGCTGAAAAAGAAAAGCCTGCTAATACAAAAGCTGTTGCTTTTTCAGATGATGCAGATGATCTTCCATTCTAAAAAGTAAAAACAACGATGAGCCAAATTTCATTTTTTAATTCACTGCCCGAAAAAGGGCAAGCGCATAAGCCTACAAAGTCAATCACTATTGCAGAATTTTTTGAGGCAATCAAAGAAGGAAAATGGAAAGCGGCTCAAGATAGAGTTAGAGCAGCAAAATCAAAAGACGAGCAATCACGAGAGAAAAAGAAAGTTCCAGCAGTAACAATGTCTGGAACTTTCTCTACTTCTCGTAAAGAAGACAATCTGATTGCTCATTCAGGGTTTATAGCTCTTGACTTTGATCACATCACTGAAATGGATCACCTTATGGGAGATCCTTACACATACGCCTATTTTAGTTCAATAAGCGGGCAAGGCAGAGTCGTAGTCGTAAAAATAGACGGTAGTAAACACAAGGAGTCATTTAGATGGCTTCAGAACTACTATTTTGAGAAATATGGGCTAACACTCGATCCAGCACCTTCAAACGTAGCCTCGCTGCGCTTTGTGTGCTCTGATGAGAATATTTTCGTTAAGAAAAAATCAAGAATATCAAAAACTCTAGTTAAGAAGAAAGAAAAAACAAAAACTCTGCCAATAGTCCTTCCTCAAGATACAGTTGGAGAGATGATAAAAGAAGCAATTAATCTTGGAATTAACATAGCTCCAGACTATGAATCTTATTTGAAACTCGGGTTTGCTATAGCCAATGGATTTGGAGACGCTGGCGAAGATCTATTCCACGCTCTTAGCTCCACATCAGATAAATACAACTCATCTGAAGCTTCAAAACAATGGAAGCACTGCCTTAAAGGAGCACACGAATCAGGGGTTACAGTAGGAAGCCTTTACTGGATGCTAGGTCAAGTTGGAATACACCCACCACAAGATAAAAAAAATAGAGCAGTCAAATCAGTTGCTCTAGCAAAAGCTTCAGGAAGAAAGAAAGAAGGAGCAATTCAGCAGCTTGTAGAACTAGAAGGAATAGGACAAAACCAAGCCGAAAACCTAGTCAACGAGGTGTTTAGCAGAGATGACATCAACCTAAAGCTCATGTCAGGAGATCCACAGCAGTTGATTGAAACAGCAGTTGAGTGGATGCATGCAAATCATAATCTAAAAAAGAACCTCATCACTGGAATGATCGAGGAAGATGGAGAGAACGTAGATAGAGACCGCTTAAACACTATATTCTTCAGAGCAAAATCAAGCATCAACTCTAACTCAGTTACCTATGACATGATTGAAAGACTCGTATTCTCTGAATTTACTCCTAGATATAACCCGCTAAAAGCTTACATAGATTCACTTCGAGAAATAAGAACAACCAACGGAAACATTGATGCCATAATTGATACTATAAAAACAACAACACCTGGAGCAGAAATCTTTATTAAAAAATGGCTTCTGTCCTTAGGAGCTGCCATCGACGGTAATCCAGTTCGCTCGGTTCTTGCTCTGACAGGTGGACAGAACACAGGAAAGACGGAATGGTTTAGGCGCTTACTACCTACTAAGATCAAGAAATACTATGCCGAATCTAAACTAGATTCTGGCAAAGATGATGAGCTGCTCATGTGCCAGAAGCTAATAGTCATGGATGATGAGATGGGAGGCAAATCAAAGCAAGACGAAAAACGATTTAAAGAACTTACCTCAAAACAAGTCTTTTCACTTCGAGCTCCATACGCTAGATCAAACGAAGACTTTAACAGACTTGCGCTTCTTTGCGGAACGTCAAACGACCCTGAAATTGTAAACGATCCTACTGGCAACACGAGAATTTTCCCTATAGAAGTGCACTCAATAAACCACTCAGCCTATAACGAGATAAATAAAGAAGAGCTATTTATGGAGTGCGTAAGGCTCTACGAAAAAGGTCATGAATGGCAACTATCAAAAGAAGAAATGTCATCACTAGCAGAAGTTTCAAAACGATTTGAGCCAATAGCATTTGAGCAAGAACTGATCAAGAAATTCTTCAAAAAACCAGAAGGAGGAGAAGAAACACTTGGAACTTGGCTCACTGCAACCGAAATAAAAGACGAAATCGAGACAAAAACTCGCCAAAAGATCATGTCAATGAAACGATTTGGAGGTGAACTTAGACGCCTATTTGGAGAATCAGAAATGAAATCAATCAACAATATCAAAGGCAGACGCTACTACGTGTTACTATTAGACAATGATCAACCCATTGATAACCAATACACTCCGTTCTAATCGGTAACAAGTAACAGAAAAACTCCATGTAAAACAAATCAAAAAAAAAAGAGCATTATATGTACACTGAGAATCAATTACTGTATTAGTCTATTATTATCTGTTACTCTGTTACTATTTTATAGATTTAGTAGCTATAGCAACACTTTGGAGAGTAACAGAAAGATTCTTTTAAAGTGTTACCCTTATGTTACTTGTTACCATGATCAAATTAAGAGAATATCAAAAGAAAACAATCGAAGCTCTTAAAAAGGGCTTTTCGATGTCTCATCGTCGGCAAGTGCTTTGTCTGCCTACTGGAGCTGGCAAAACGGTCATCTTTTCAGAAATGGTTCGAAGAGCTACGATGAAAGGAACTCGCTGCCTAGTGGTAACTGACCGAATTGAGTTGTTTGATCAGACTTTTCACGCTCTTGGAAGAATTGGCAATGAGCCAGAGATGATTCGAGCAGAGTCGAAGAATGTTGATGTTGACGCACTGCTTCATGTTGCTATGGTTGAAACGCTGTCGAGAAGAAAGAAGCTAATCTCTGAGTTGAAGCCTGACTTGATTGTGATTGATGAAGCTCACAAAGGAAACTTCACGAAGATCATTGACGCTTTTCCACAAGCTTTTGTGATTGGAGCTACTGCTACTCCTGTAGGCAAGCACTTCTTTGAATACTACACAAACATAGTTCAGCCAATTGACATTCCAGATCTTCAGAAGCTTGGCTTTTTAAGTGAAGTAAAGGCTTATCAGATGCAGGATAGATTCGATGATTTGAAAACAAGCAGAGGAGACTTTACAGATGAGAGCTTGTTGCTTCACTTCGATAGGACGAACATCTATGCTGGCATGATAGAGAAGTGGAAGGAGAAGAGCAAAGGAAGGAAGACGCTTGTCTTTAACTGCAACATTGAACACGCTGTGAAGACTCACCAAAAGTTTCTTGAAGCTGGAATCAAATCCGAAGTAATTACATCAAACACTGAAAAGCATGAACGAAAACGAATTTTGGAAGCGTATCGGAGTGGCGATATTCCTGTTCTTAATAATTGTGGGATTCTCACTACTGGCTTTGATGATCCTACTATTGAGACAATAGTCATGAATCGAGCAACGAAGTCTTTACCTTTATGGCTTCAGTGCTGTGGTCGAGGTTCTCGAATCGCTCAAGGCAAAGAGGACTTCATGATTCTTGACTTTGGAGGTAATCATGATCGTCACGGACTTTGGAACGAGCCAAGAGATTGGAAGCTAGAGAAGCCAAAGAGAAAGCGAGCTTCTGAGATGGCAGCTCCAGTAAAAGAATGTAAGTCGTGCGGAGCTATGATGTTGCTTTCTGCTCGTGAATGCCCTATCTGCGGTCACGTTCATGAGGTCGAGAAGTATGAAAAGAAAGGTGTTCTTGTTGAAGTAGGAATTAAGTCAGAGCTGAAAGGTCGAAAGCTTTCTTCGTTGTCTATTGAGGAACTTATGCATTTGCAGAGAGTGAAGCGACTGAAAGCTGCTCTTGTTTGGCGAGTGATGAGATCACGAGGAGAAGAAGAGTTGAAGAAGTACAGCTTCGAAATGCAATACTCTCAGGGCTGGCTCTGGAGACAGAAAAAAGAAATCAATAATTCTAAATTTGTAGACTATGAAATTTAGTTCTTTTTCTATTTCTTTCAATGTGGGCAAGACTTTTAGAGATATCTTAGAGCAATCACGAGAAAAAAAATCTATTTTATTGTCGTAGTATAAAACTTTATACTATATTTGATTCAAACAAACTCAACGAATATGCAATACAAGTACAAACAAGGAGACAATGTCACATTCACGGACAACGGTGGTGACAGGTACACGGGGACAATCACATCAAAAGGAGAAGAGCAAGGATTTGCGGTTTACGATCTCGACATTGGGCATTGGTGCTATGAGCATCAAATCAAAGAAGTTCAAGAGTTCATGAAGGTTGATCACATTGTTTGCAAGCAGCTTACCAGAGGAAGTGAGGATGATTGCAAGGAAAGCGCATACAATATCTGCCTTAATCAAAAGGTTGATGTGAAGCTTTTCCTGTTGAACGGGAAGACAATGATTTTTGACTACGAAATTTTAAGCGATAGAAATACTAAAAACCAAACAACAAGAAGATGAAAACAACATTCAACCACAAAGGAATAAACTACGAACTTGATTACGAACTTGAACATAATGAGATCGACATCATTATTGATGGAAAGGATCTTTGCTACGAAGACGAAGATTTGTTTCTTGAGATTTTCGCAGCAAGCGAGTTTCACATTATTGAGCAGCAAGAGTTGGTCAAGGATAATATGAGGCGAGAATACTACGAGAGCCAGCTTCAAGAAGATTACTTGAATTATGGACTTGATCACGGCTACTAAGATAAAAGCAAATGAGATGATTCAAGAATACTATCATGCGAAATTCAGTTTTAAAGATCTCGCAAAGAAAGAGCATTCTATTGAAGTTGTCCACAACTTAGGCGAAGGTGATAAAATTCATAGAGTTTTAAAGCTTTGGCTCACTCATACAGAAGATTACTCCGTAGGAGATTTCTGTAAGTTTGTGATAAGTAAGTCACCTAGGCGATTTGCTTGCCTAACGATTCCACAATGGAATAACTTAATCAAACAAGAATGAGTGAGAACAAACTGCAAGCAGAGTGCTATAAATGGGCTTACAACAATTTCCCTGAAGTGAGAGGCTTATTGTATCATAATTATAACAATCCGAAGAACGCGATTCAAGGAGCACAGCTTAAAGCCGTCGGACTTGTCAAAGGAGTTGCTGATCTGACTTTTCTTTGGCAAGGTCAAGCGTATTTCTTCGAGCTAAAAACTGAGACTGGGAAGCAGTCAAAAGATCAACTTATCTGGGAAGAGAAAGTCATAGCTCACGGCTTTCCTTATTTTATCGTCCAACGCTTTGAGCATTTCAAGCAGTTGTTTGAGATAATCATCTACAATGAAAAATAAAAAAAACATTTTTTTTAGGTAAAAGACAACAAATGAATCGACTCACAAGAGCCGAAGAGGCACTGACGATCCACTTAGAAGAGTTCAAGCTCGATAATGGCCAGACATATAAAGTAATCGGAACAAAGATCTTCCCAAAGCACACCCACTCTGTGAAGAATCTAAACACAGGAGAGTATCGAGATATTGATCACCATGTAGTTCGAAGGTGGCAATATTTAGCCGACAAATAAAAGATTAGTATTTTTGTCGAGTGAACACAGCTCGATCAAAAGAAGTAGAAAGGCTCTTTCCTGAGTTACTTGCACAAAACTCAGGTAATATCAAGAACACTTGCAAGCAACTCGGAGCTTCTCGCGCTTGGTATTACAGAAAATATAACAACGAAAAAGACACGAGCTTCAAAGAGAAGATCGATGAGGTGATCAACACAACTGTTGAAGAACATCTCGACGAAGCAGAAGAGCAGTTGATCAAGTTAGTGCGCAAAGGAAATCTTGGTGCAGTGATTTTCTTACTCAAGACGCGAGGTCAGAAAAGAGGCTACATCGAAACTCAGAACAGAACTCACAGTTTACCTCCTGGAGTCATTCAATTTAATTCAATCGGAGAATCTCCAGAAGTTCATGCCAACACCATTTCTGACTAGCAAGCTGTTCGACTTGAACATTCAGATTCCAGAAGGAATCGACTTGACTATCAACCAAGGTGGCACTTCGTCTGGGAAAACCTACTGCATTATGCAGGCTCTTTTCATAGTAGGCTACATGAATCCAGGCACTGTTATCACTGTCATAGGTCAAGACATCCCGAACTTAAAAGCTGGAGCAATTAGAGACGCTCAATCGATATTTGAGTCGAGCGAGTTCTGCCATCAGATCATATCTCACTACAACAAGAGCGATAGGATTTACCATTTTTTAAATGGATCAATCATTGAGTTTAAGTCCTACGAGAATGAGCAGGATGCAAAATCTGGGAAGCGTGATTTTAGTTTCTTCAATGAGGTCAATGGTATTCCTTACGAGGTTTTTGAAGCGATCTATTCACGGACAAAAGTTCATACTTGGGTTGACTTCAATCCTTCTTCTACTTTCTGGC